CCTTTGTAAAACTCGAAGTTGGTTCTGTTGCAACTGAATACGAGCCTTATGTTGGTAATGAATACATCATCAATCTTGGTGGCACTTACTATGGCGGTCATTTCACGCAGGACAAAGACGGACATAGGCAGTTTGAGGTAACACACGGAATTAAACTGTTTGGCGATATTCCGTTCTCACGCTCGAATAATAGCGGTGCTTGGCAGAGTTACTTGTTCTATGCTCAAATAACCGACAAGACAAATGGCGGCGTTCTCAAATGTTCAAATTATGAGTATGTTATTCAAACGACATCGACAATGCAGAACGAAAAGATTATCTCGGTAGGTTCAAGCAAATACATTTATGTTCGTGATGATGCCTATACAACAGTTGCAGATTTTAAGACGGCAAACGCAAATACGCAGTTAGTTTATCCGCTTGCAACACCTTACGTCATTGACTTGCCTGACGGAGAGCCTATCGCAACACTTATCGGCACGAACAACATCTACGCAGATACAGGCGATTGTGCGGTCGGATACAAGTGTTCTGTTTCGGAATATGTCGCTAACCACAGTGGCGGTAGCGGTGCTAAATCACTTGGCGGTGTGTTCTTGGGCGGTAGCAATAGCGGTAGCGAAGAAGAACCGACAGAGGAAAGCGAAGATACCGAAAAGACGAAAGAAATTGACGAGCCGAAAGAAGAAATCAAGACTATTGGTGATATGAAGAAGTTAGGCGGTGATTGATATGGAAAAGAAAATTGCTATTGGCATTATAGAAGAATTGATTTGGGTTATAGAAGATTTGGAAAAGCCATTTAAAGATAACGGCATTATTGCACAAGTGCCCGAAATTAAAGAGGCTTTAACAATGAGTGTTGGGGCATTAAAAAGGCGGTGAGTGATATGGCATTAAAAGCAGGAATTATATTAGCGATAATTGTGTCAATAATTGCTATTTTTAGTAAAGAGTGAGGTGGTGGGAATGAGTGAGGCAATAGTACCAATCATTGTGGCTTTAATTTCGGGTTTGTCGGTTGCTATCCCTACTATCGTTACTACTGTTATGTCTAATAAGGCTCACGACCTTGTGATTGACGAGAAAATGAAGAACATGGAAGGCAGCATTGAATTAATCAACACGAAGATCGACAGGTACGCATCTTCGTCTGACGAACTCAGAGAACGCCTGATTGTCGTTGAACAGAGTGCTAAATCGGCGCATCACCGATTAGACGATATAACAACACAATTAAAAATAACCGAAAGGAGAAAATGAAAATGACAGAAATCGTATCAATTCCGGCAATAGTAGTTATTTGCTATCTTGTTGGTGTCGGTTGCAAGGCGGTAGGTAATGAAGCACTTGATAAGTTCATTCCTACGATTTGCGGTGTGATCGGTGGAATTTTGGGTATTGCAACATTCCTGACTATTCCCAACTTCATTCCTGGCGACAACTGGGCGATTGCACTCGCTACGGGTATTGTATCAGGCTTTGCGGCAACGGGCGTAAATCAGGTCGTTAAGCAGTTGAAAGCGTGACGCTATGTCTGTTTGCTACCCCGAAAGCGTTGTGGCTTACGCTAAAAGTCAAAAGGGCACAAAAGAGGGTAACAATAATTGGAATCCCTACGCAAAAGAGTTGGACGCTATCAATTATTTCAAGCCTCAAAAGAAACAAAACTTGCCGTGGTGTTGCATTTATGTTGATGATTGCATTTATCACGGTTGCGACAAGGACAAGGCTAAAACTTATGCCGTACTCTATCAGCCGAGCTACGACAATTTAAGTGCCGTGGTAAAATACCTCGCAGGCTATTTTAAGGAACACAACGCATATTTTACCGACAAGAATAAAGTCGAAATCGGTGATGTTGTTTTCTTTAATAGCGTTGATAGTAAGGGCAAGGTTACAAGCAAATACGCTCACACGGGTATTGTCATAGATCGTGACGAAAGAGGTATTACCACATCAGAGGGCAACCGTAACAACAAGGTTAGCGAGTGCCAATACCTGTTTACCTCTATCGGCACGAAGATTGAGGGTTTTGGCAAGCCTAAATATGATAAGAAACCCGAACCCGAGCCGTTACCGATACCTACACCCGAGCCTATCGTAGTTCCTACTGAAAAGAAGTACAGGGTAACAGGCATTAAGACATTCCTTGCTATTCGCAGCACACCTGTTGTTGCACCTGGCGACAAGAATAAGGTCGGAGAACTCAAAAACGGTGCAATCGTGTCTGTATATGAGAAGAACGGCGGATGGGCAAGGATCACGGGCGATTGTTGGGTATCAATGTCGTATCTTAAAGAAGTATAAAAGGGCACATTCCCATAAACCTTCTATTTCTCCCTAATGAAAAGGCTACTCGAAACAAATCGGGTAGCCTTTTCTTTGCCTTGTGTGAATATTTACGTTTACATAGAGGTAGGCATTTCCAATATAACACGGTGTGCCACTCTAATCAACATAAAATTATTTCGCTCGGGGTATTTACAAAAACGTAATTAAAGCATATAATAAGCACAAATCCAAAGGAGGAAAACAAACATGAACATCACTTACTACATTCTTTCAGCACTTGCTATGATAATTTGCTATTGTGCAGGCGTTCTTACCGAAAAGCATATTTGCGAAAAGGAGATTGAAATGTTAAAGACGAGAAAGGTTCGCCCTGCAAGAAAGGAGAAGCTATGAACTGGTTAATTATCATTTGCATTTACAGTTACACAATCGCTTTTCTGCTTTGCTTTTATGCAGGAATGATCTTTGAAAGAAAGAACGAAAAGCCGAGGACTTCAGCAAGGGTGATACGCCCTGCGATTATCACGGTCAAGCCTCAATACCACGTTACGGAATACGTTGCCAAACACCCTGAGGACTTAGAACTTGATTTCCCACCTGTTAAGAAAGTAGGCTGAGGAATAATGAGTGATCTAACAATATCCGACGCATACAAGATCGGTTTTGAGGACGGATTGAACGCCGGACGGAACAAGCCCGAAGCGTACTGGATAAAGAAGAAAGTTGACAAGCGGCATTATCATTACTTCTGTTCGAAGTGTAGTTGTTGCTCGAAGTATAAGAAGAGTAATTACTGTCCTGACTGCGGAAGAAAAATGGCAACTTGAATAGTATTGATTCAAAAGGAGAGCAAGAGTGCATACAATACAAGACCTACGAGTAAAACAAGCGTTACCACTTGACATAAAGATTAACATGACAAAGCAAAGACTTCGTGAATGGGTTGAACATTACGGACTTGACGGAGTGTATGTATCGTTTTCGGGCGGCAAAGACAGTACGGTATTACTTACTATCGCCCGTAGTATATTTCCTGACATAAAGGCGGTATTCGTTGACACAGGACTTGAATATCCCGAAATCAGGCAGTTCGTTAATACTTGGGATAATGTCGATTGGATAAGACCTAAAATGACATTTAAACAGGTAATCGAAAAGTACGGTTATCCGTTTATCAGTAAAGAAGTGTCCGAGTGCGTTTACGGTGCGAGAAAATACTTGACACAGTTAATCGCTGACGGCACAATCATTACAGACAGACAGACAGACAGACAGACAGACAGACAGACAGACAGACAGACAGACAGACAGACGATACTCGTATAAGTATTTCTATGATAAGGTGTGCGGAGTTGGTAAGTACGCTAAAGGAGAGAATGGCGAATCGGCAAGGGGGAGCAAACGAGAGGCTTCTGATAATGTTGGGGGAGCTACCGCCGAAATCGAACAAGACGGAGATTACCCCTGACAAGTCATTATATAGCCAGGAGCGATATAAGTTTTTCCTTGACGCACCTTTTGAAATCTCCAACCGTTGTTGTAATGTGATGAAGAAAGCACCTGCTCATTCCTACGGAAAAGAAACGGGGCGAGTTCCGATTCTTGCAACCATGACAGAAGAATCAAGATTGAGAACGCAGAAGTGGTTACAGAACGGCTGCAACGCGTTTGAGGCAAAGAACCCGACTTCAACCCCTATGTCCTTTTGGACTAACAACGATGTTCTGCAATACATCAAGGATAACAATATCGAGATATGTTCAGTTTACGGCGAGATAGTGCCGGACTACTGCGGAGAACAGATTGACGGGCAACTCGACTTCTGCGACCTGGGACTTGCCGAAGATACGAGGAAGTTGAAAACAACTAAATGCGATAGGACGGGGTGTATGTTCTGTATGTTTGGTTGTGTAGCGGAGAAAGAAAGCCGACTTGTCAGGCTCAAAGAAACTCACCCAAAGCAATACGAGTTTATTATGAAGCCGAAAGAAAAGGGCGGTTTAGGTTACAAAGAAGTAATTGACTGGATCAATGAACACGGTAACTTGAATATAAAATATTAAAAATGCTATAATCAAAGAGAGGTACAAGTATGGAAAACAATAACGATAATATCATAATGAGCCGTATCGCTTTTGAACGAATGCAGACTATAGCCGGATTTAAAACAATACTTTAATTCTTAAAAGGAGAAAGGGAAATTGAAAAATATTTCCCTTTTTTCTGATTTTCCTATTTACATTTTTGTAACGAAAGCATATAATAACGGCATAAGTTAAGAGAAAGGAGGTTAAATGATGCACGGCGATAAGGAGATTATCGAGAACATTAAGCAATATATAATCGACAACAATATATCAATCAAGAAGTTAGCGAAAGAATCTAAGATTCCATACCACCGACTTTGGATGATAGTCAATAAGAACAGCAAGATCACCGTTGGAGATTATGTTGCTATTTGCAGAGCAGTATTTGAACCGTTGGATTATTTCATTCCAAAGTAAAGAAAGGAAAAACAACATGATAGACAAGAACACTTACTACGTTATCGTAGTGCCTACAAGCAAGGCAAAGATCAAATTCCGTCCGTGTGTCTTGGAATACGGACTTACATACGAGAAAGCAAAGGCGGTAATGCGTAACTTCATTATGAGCCACGGATTGTGGTTTAAGGTTGGCGGAAAGAAGCAGCCTGCGAGAGTTCACATTTACCGCACTTCGGAAACGTTACCCGAGGGCTACTTTGTATCACATTCTATCTTGGGGGTGAGCGTATGAACGAGTACACCCAGGTCAAGAAGATCATCGAGTATTGCAAAAAGTTCACTTGGATAACGCAGAGGGACGCATTGAGGCTTGGCATTTACAGACTTGCAAGCCGAATGTCCGATATGAAGAACGCAGGCTTTGTGATTGATTCAGAGTACATCAAGGTAACAAATATTGACGGTACGGAGAGCCGTGTTAAGAGGTACAGAATCATGAAGTACCCCGACGGCAAAGATTTCAACGGGAAGGAGAAAGATTTTTACTATGCTCAAAGTGTATCGGTGTAAGGTGGTGAGCGTATGAGGTGGAAGAAGATTGAAGGCTACGAAAACTATTATGTTTCAGACACGGGTTTGGTTAGAAATACAAAATCAGGTAGGTTTCTCACTTATGCAAAAGATAAAGACGGCTATCTGTATGTTTCTTTCCCCGAAAACGGCAAAGTCAAAAAGGTTAGGCTACATAGATTGGTTGCTACGACCTTCATACCTAACCCCGAAAACAAAGCCACCGTAGATCACATAAACGGGAATAAAGAAGATAACCGTGTCAGCAATCTCCAATGGTTGAGCTATAAAGAAAACCTCAATAAATATTGGGAATTGCACCGCAAACCCGTTATTTGTGTTGAATACGGAATCGTTTACGAATCTTCGTATCAAGCGGCTACGGAACTTGGACTATCGCAATCGCATATTACAGAAGTTTGTCGTAAGAAACGCAAACACGAAAAGCACTTGCATTTTGAATATTACGAAGGAGAAAAATAGTATGAGCGTAAAAATGCACCGTTGCAAAAATCACGAAGCGTGGCTTAAAAATCGAAAGAAGTATTTAGGCGGTTCAGATGTGAGTTGCATACTCGGTCTTAACCCATACAAAACCAATCTGCAACTGTATCGTGAAAAGGTCGGACTTGTAGAAGCACCTGATTTGTCCGGCAACGCCGCAGTTGAGTACGGTACGAAAGCAGAAGAGCACATCAGGGCATTATTCGCTCTCGACCATCCCGAACTCGAAGTGAGTTACGTTCCTTATAACTCTTGGCACAACTCGAAATATCCGTTTGCGGCGGCAAGCCTCGACGGTTGGAGTAGGGAAAAGGAAACAGACCGCAAGGGCGTGTTTGAAAGCAAGACGGCGATCATCACAAGCAAGGCACAAGCCGAGAAGTGGAATAATCGTATTCCTGATAACTACTATTGCCAAGTGGTTTATTATCTTGGAGTTACCGAGTGGGACTATGTGGACTTACGAGCAAGGCTAAGGCACGAATATCCTGGCAACAGGTATATTGTTGAACGGGATTACCACATCGAGCGTTCCGAGTGCGAAGAGGATATACCAATCGTCATGGAAGCGGCGGCTATGTTCTATGACAGATTGAAGAAAAAAGAAGAACCGCCGTTATTACTTTCAATTTGAGAAGGGAGAAAATCAAAGAATGGCAAATTTTGAACTGAAGATCAAAGCACCGCAGACACAACCCGTAGTATTTAACTACGAAGAGCTACACACCGCTTTGGAAATGAAACTCGCAGATTACAAGGATCGTGTTTATGACGAGACAATGATTGCCGAGGCGAAGAGCGACACGGCAAACCTCAACAAACTCAAAAAGACTTTAAGCGACGAGCGTATTTCACGCAAAAAGGACTACATGAAGCCTTTTGAGAAGTTCGAGGAGCAGATCAAAGAGTTGTGCGAAATGATCGACGAAGCAACGTCCGGCATTAAGGCTCAACTCGACACCTACGAGCAGAAGCGTATTGAGGAAAAGCGTACCGCTATCCGTGAACTGTTTTCCGAGATTGCAAGCAACTACGATATTGACTTCATCACTTTGGAGAAGATTTACAATGCCAAGTGGGAGAACAAGACTGCAACCGACAAGACTATCGCAACCGAGATCACGGCGGTATTCGAAAAGGCGGTAAACGACTTGGAGATCATCAGCAAAATGCCGAACTATTCATTCGAAGCGAAAGAGGCATATAAGGCTTCTCTCGATTTGAACAAGGCACTCGCCGAGGGCGAGAGAATGGCACAGATTGCCGAGGCAAAGAAGCAGGCAGAGATCGAGGCACAGAGAAGGGAAGAAGAAGCAAGGTTGAGAGCCGAGGAAGAGGCAAGACGCATGGCAGAAGCCGAGGCTCTTATGAGCAAGGCAACCGAGGTTAATGTTGCACCCGCTATCGCAGAGCCGACACCCGCAGAGCCGACATACGAGTTCGCTTTCAAGGTGAAGATAACGAAGTCACAGGCAATCGAGCTTAAAGACTTCTGCACCGCACACGGAATCGAATTACAGAGAATCTAATACAAAGGAGACATAACATAATGGCAGTAAACAATTCATTGGCAAAAGCACAGTCACAGGAAACCGAGATCAGATACGACACGCCGAATGGCGAAACTGTTATCTTAAAGCCGTCAACCGTCAGGTCTATGCTCGTAAACGGCAACGGAGCGATCACTAATCAGGAAGTAACAATGTTCCTTTCTTTATGCAAGTTTCAGAAACTTAACCCGTTTTTGAAGGAAGTTTACCTGATTAAGTACGGCAACAGTCCGGCAACGATGGTAGTCGGCAAGGAAGTCCTCTTGAAGAGAGCTATGAGAAACCCAAAGTACGAGGGTATGCAGGCAGGCATCATGACCGTTGATGCAAGTGGAAACCTCAAAGAGCGTGAGGGCACATTCGTTCTTGACAAGGAAACGCTCGTAGGCGGTTGGGCGAAAGTCTTTGTAAAGGGATATTCAACACCGATTTATGCTTCCGTTTCCATTAAGGAATACTCTACGGGGCAGAGTAATTGGAAGTCAAAGCCTGCGACTATGATCCGCAAGGTCGCACTTGCACAGGCATTAAGAGAGGCGTTCCCCGAAGAGATGGCGGCACTTTACGACGCTTCCGAAATGGATAAGACGGTTGTTGACACATCCGGGGAGGAAATCGTGCTTGACGAAACTCCAATCTCCATGCCTGTCGGGAACGCCGTAGAAACGCCCGTACAGGTCGTTGAGGCAGAAAAGGTAATCACACCTTCACCTTCTCCTGCAACGCCCACAGAGGCTAAATCAGGCGGTCAGGGAAGCATTGAGGAAATTATGTTCGGCAGTCAGGCAGCAGGGCTGATTAACGAACCCCCTTTTGAGGTTTAATATGCAACAAGGGTTTAACGTAGAACTCGCAACCCAATATGGGATCAAAGAAGCGATCATATTTGCAATAATCAGACGATATTGCGCTGACAATGGCAATCAGACAACTTGCATCCCTTTACGATTGCTTGCCAAACGTGCGCCGTACATATCAATAGGCTCTATAAAAAGAATTATTGGTAATCTCGACCGTGCGAATTTGATTAGAAAGCGCAAAGGTTTTGACGACTTGCTCGGACTTGGCAATTTTTATGAGATCACCGAATATGGCAAGAAGTTCACTTGACTTCCATCTGAGTATCGGGTTAAAATAAGAATGGTTGTATCGGCGTCGCAAACGATACGACGCAGGTACAATCGAAATGAGAAGTTTACCCCGATAGTTTTTGCGACAACTATCGGGGTTTTCTTTTAAGGAGTAGCAAATGAGAGACTTTTTTGAGTTTTTAGTTTGTTCTTACGACGGTGAGCTTGTTCTTTCTTATGCCGTCGCAGGAAATCCCCGTGTTAAGCCGAGCGAACTGAAAGCTCTAATGCCGAGGTTCGAGAAATACATCAACGAACACACAGACGAGGAAATTGCAGAGGAAAATCAGAAAATTTACGAGGGACTTCATTCAAAGTGCGGAGAGCCTGCCAAGCCTAAAACTTATATGAGTGGATATATATATCTGTTCGAGTGCGGCGGCAAGTATAAGATCGGCGTTTCAAAGAATGTTGAGCGAAGAATAAAAGACCTGGATAATAGACCTTTTAAAGTCAACCTAATCGCTAAAGTGCATAGCGATATAGCGTATAAGGTAGAGCAAACGATTCACAACCTGTCGAAGCGTTATAAGATTGAAGGAGAGTGGTACAACTTTCCTACTGTTCCAACAAAAGAATGGTTTGAATCGCTTGTTGGGCGTGTCGAGGACGACACAAGGAGAAATCTATGAAGGGCAAATACTATTGGTTAAAGCTGAAAAAGGACTTTTTCAAGCGACACGACATACAGATAATCGAGGCTATGCCAAACGGCAAAGACTACATTCTGTTCTATCTCAAATTACTCGTAGAGAGTGTGGATCACGAAGGAGCGTTGCGCTTTTCCGATACGATACCGTACAACGCAGAAATGTTGTCAGTAGTCACTAACACAAATGTGGATATTGTCAAGAGTGCGTTAAAGGTATTTACCGAACTGAATATGATTGACGTTCTCGATGATTCTACTATCTACATGAACGAAGTTTCAAAAATGATTGGTAGTGCTGCTGATAACGATAACGCAATCCGGCAGCAGAGGTTTAGGGACAATCAGAAAGCCTCAAAAATGGCTATTCCTGATGTTAGTGTTACGAAAAATAACGCAAGCGTAACGGAGTGCGTTACGAATAATAACGAGAGTAAGAGTATAGAGAAAGATATAGAGTTAGATAAAGAGATAGAGAAAGATACAGATAAACAGTTATCTCTTTTGCCGCCTCTTTCTTCAAAAACCGATTCTCGTAAAGCTCTTTTCAAACAGTTTTGGGACGCATACCCTCGGTGCAAGCGAAAGGTCAACAAGGACGGGTGCGAGAAGAAATTTATCAAGATTCCTGACTTGGAAAAGATTTTCCCTGATATTATGGCTTCCCTTGAAATGTGGAAGAAAGATTGGAGTAAGGACAATTTTGAATACGTCCCGATGCCGTCAAAGTGGATAAATCAGGAATATTGGACGGTTACGGACATGAGAACCGAAAGACAGGTAACGTCAGATAACGTATTAGGATCAAGATTAGACAGATACACAAATTAAAGGAGAATTGTTGTGCTATCAAAAGAAGAATTTATTGCCGGAATTACCGCACTAAAGAAAGTATATATCGGTTGGCAATTCGATATGCAGGACGACATTCAGCTTGCCTTGTGGTATTCCCCGTTTAAGAATCTGACAGACGATCAGTTTAATTGGGTTATTAAGGAATACTACAATCACAACAAGAAACCGCCTGCCTGCATAACAGACTTAACAGACATTCTTGTAAATGTTTATTACAATCGGGCAAAGATAAAGCCGGAAAAGGCATTAGGCTACGTCAGGAACGTAATAAGCGATTGCGGTGGATGGGAGTATGGCGGTAAGGCAGAGATATACAAACGGCTTGCAAAATATCCACCCTTGCACAAGACAGTTAAGGAGTTCGAGGACACGATCAAGAATATGTCGGCAAACGACACCTACGCAGCAGACAGATTCAGAAGAGCCTACGAGGACAATCTGAAAGACTATGCTACTGAGTACACGAACAAAAGGTTAGGCTTGGCGCTGCCGCCAGGCGATAAGCAAGCGTTAGGATCAGGCACGTTGCCTTATGAACAATAAAAGGCGGTGAGTACATGAACATTAAACTTAAAAAGAACGAGAAGTACCAAAAGAAATATATGCGAAAGCACAAGATGTTGACGGCACTTTTGGATAACGAAAAGGATGCCGATATTATTGAGTGGCTTAACAAGCAGGAAAACCGTTCTGAAGCGATCAGGCAAGCGATAAGAGATCGTATTACATATACCGAACAGGCAAAGCATGGATAACTTCATCGACAAGATCATTCTGATAGCCTCTATTTCGCTCATATTTTCGCTCTACGGCGTTTTGGCGATAAGAACGTCAAATTATATTCCCGAAGCCACGGATGAGCACAGAGAGAGTTTTACGGCTCATTACTACTTGGCATATTTGGAACACACAAAGCTGAAAGTTTTGATGTATTCCATACCAAAAAAACTCGAATATGCCGGACGCTTTGAAGAGGAAGTATCGGAAGAAATGAATTGCCTGTTTTATGCGACAGAGCCTATCGGACGGTATTACATCACCGCCTATAATCACGAAGAGACGGGCAGCAAGAACACCGCAAGCGGTAAGACCTGTCACGAAGGGACTATAACGACTTGCGCTATTGATCCTAAACTGCACCGCTTCGGACAGTATTTTGAGATAGACGGGCGTTTGTATGTCAGCGAGGACACGGGGCGATTAGTCCGCAATCGTCATGTAGATTTGTATTTCAGTTCCTACAAGGCTATGTCACGATACGGTAGCAATTATCAGACTATCTATAAAGTTACGTTCCCGTTTGGAAAACCGAAAGGAGAGTAAAAGGAATGTGTGAACCTAAAGACGAAACTTGGTGGGAAGATATGAACTGGGACGCACAGCAGTATGAGGCAGAACAGTATGAAGAAAGCGAGGCAGAAAATGAGTGTTGAGAACGGCAAAGTCTGTTGTAATTGCAGACATTGTAAAAGGATAGTCAAAGAACACGGAAAGCGTATTGAGTGTCATTGTGATAGGGATAATGCTTATTTGACTTATACGAATGTTTTGAGTTATTGGTGTCGGCATTGGGCAAAAGAAAGCGAGGCAACAAATGAGTAATAATTATGCCCGAATACAATACAAAAGGTGCAAGGTCTTTAATGACGGAAAAGGTGGTATAAGGACACAAGAAGTTGATAAAAATAATCAGGCAGTTTCTTGTTGTTTGGGAGCAAAAACCGAACCGACAGAATGGGGAGACACCTGCGAAGAGTGTAAAAGATGCCCCAAGTGGATAAACAATGTTATCGGAGGAAACGACAATGAATAAGATAAACATTTGTGGAGTACCTTACAGAATTAAGGAAGTTGACGAGATACCACCCGAGAACAAGGGCGAACTCGTACAGGGTGATATAACTTATCACACAGGCATAATACAGTTGAGAAAAGATATGCCCGAAGAAATTAAGAGACAGACGCTCATTCACGAATGGGTTCACGGAATGTTCGTTATGATAGGCAGGAATGATTTGTCTGAAGACGAAACATTGGTGCAGAATGTCGCACTTGCTATCAATAACACTTTCAAGGTAAAGGAGAACGACAATGAAACTGATAATTGATATTAGCGATAAGATGTTTGATGCCTTTAAGAAACACGGAATTATGGCGTTTGATTACTTCAATGAATACGACAAAGACCAGATTGCGATTGCTATCACACACGGTACACCTTACAACCCGCAAGGCGATGCAATAAGCCGTGAGGCTTTGAGAAAGGCAATAGAAGAAGTCGAAGATAACTATGACGGGTATGAACCTAACGATTTAGGAAAGTTTATGTGTAAAGT